TCCAGCTGGTGTATACAGAGGCATAGTTGTAGATCCTGCTGACCCTAGTGGCATGGGCCGAGTAAAAGTTAATATTGGTAAATTTTATGGCGGAGTTGCTCTTGACAGTCAAGAAGTAAGCCCTGAAGATTTTTTAGGAGCAGTTTGGTGTAGAATGATGTCGCCATTTGGTGGCACTACTAGGTCTTCTGGATCACAACGATCCTTTGGTATGACAGGACAGGCACCAGACCGTGACACTGAAGTATTAGTTGCATTTAGTGGCGACAGTGACAAAGGCATTATACTTGGTATTTTGCCTGATGAAAGTAGAAACGGAAGTTTAGCAGGACCGCAGGCTGGATTTAGTAGAACTGATGGATTTACTACAGTTCAAGAATTAGACAGAACACACGAAAGAGAAAATGACAGACCAGAAGTACATCCGCAAGCAACATTTCTCAATAATCAAGGATTGGGTAGAGATCGTATACGTGGATTAAATTTCAGTAATCCAAGACGTGAACCACAGAGTCGTGTATTTGGTATGAGTACGCCAAACGGTCATGCTATAGTTATGGACGATGGCAATGATGAAGAAAACTCTTTTGAATTGGTGCGTATCAGAACAGCTGCAGCTGGACAGATATTAATGGATGATACCAATGGATTGATTTATATTATAAGTCAGAGTGGTAAAACTTGGATAGAAATGAACCGCGAAGGCGATTTAGATGTGTACAGTGAAAAAAGTATCAACTTTGCTACTGAAGGCAACTTTAACGTACAAGCACAGGGTGAAATTAATATGGAATCCAAATTGGGATTTAATATGAAAAGCCTAGGTGCCGCTGGTATTAAAATGCATGCCAGTACAGGTAGCATAGATATCAAATCACACAGTAACCTACAAATTGAAAGTGAAAGCAACGGCAATTTACGTATTGCAGGTAACTGGAGAGAAACTGCTGGACGTATTGACATGAATGGTCCACCTGCATTGGCTGCGAGTACTCCACAAACCGTACAGCATACTGGTAACGAGGAAGTTACTGAAAGTATCAGCAAACGTGTTCCTGAACATGAACCTTGGAATGGACACTTAGATGTACAGGTAGTTAATCAAAATAGTACAGCTGGTGTTACTGATCCAGGTGGCAGTCAGAGTTTTTATGAAGGCACACCACAAAACCCAACTGCTGGTGAAAATGTAGGTGCCTATGATTTAGGTGATTATGAAGAACAAGCTGAAGTGGATCCAAGTGGATTGTTACAGTGGAGAAGTGGTGTCGACCGTCGAGTTAACCCAGTATTGATAGAAAAAGTACGCAATGTTGCTCGTAAATTTGGTCAGACACTTACTATTACCAGTGGATATCGTAGTCCCGCTCACAACGCAAGTGTTAGGGGAGCGAGAAGAAGCCAACACTTACAAGCTAATGCTGTAGATATTAGTGGAGCATCATTTTCAAATGAGCAAAGACTGGAATTAGTAGCACTAGCGAGTGCTGAAGGTATCACTGGTATCGGTGTTTATAATGACAAGAGCTTACACTTTGACGTACGTCCAGCGCCTGCAGCATGGGGTAGTGGATTTACATACGCTGGTATTCCATCATATGCAAAAGGCACTTTAGACAGACATTTGGCAGGTGGCTATGCTTAAATATATTTCTGATCCAACACTGCGAACAAACTGGAGTGATTTTGTAATACAAGACGATTTTGCGGTCAATTTTAAAATTGATGTTTATCAAAGTATTGTTAGCGACAATATGTTAACACTTATGTTAGGAGAAACATATTTTAGTATGTTTAACAATGGCGGACATATCGGATATGGTGTAGGCGATCTTAATAAAGAATTTGGTTATACTGAGCAAGAAGCATTCAGTGAATGGATTAAACAAGTAAAAAAGAAAGAGCGTGTTTTCAGAGATACACTACCGTTAATTAGTATCACACAATCACAATATGATGCTCTTTTTAGTCTATACTATCATACTGGTACTTGGAGAACAGTAGCAGGTATAGAAGGCCTATATGATTTAGAATATGCAGTTACTAGTGAAAACTGGTTGCTTGTAAGTGATATGATAAATGCCGGTCTTGATCAACCAGATGCTCGACGTAAGGAAGCTCGTGTGTTACAATTAGCAGATTATAGCACAGAACGTACCAGAGCGTTTCATAGAAACAAAGGTATTCAGTTAGCAAGGCGTGTATACAAGTCTGGTGATATTAGTAATCAAGCAATTGTTAGACAGATTGAATTTGGTTATTATCGTCAAACAACAGCATTCCTACCACGCATGACTGAATTACGAAAAAGAGAGCTTTTACTTAAAGTTGGTCAACTGTAACTATAAATATTTGTGTAGCTACAAAGGGAACACCAGCGTATGTCAACTTTATATTTGAACGCTGACTTCCAGCCAATGGAGTTAAGTCCACTAAGTGTACTAAGTTGGCGGGATAGTATCAGCGCATACTTTAAAGATACTGTGTATATCTATAAAACACACAACAATTGGATGATAAGAAGTCCCAACCTACAACTAGAAGTCCCAAGTATTATTGTTGCAAAACAATATCATAAACGTAAAGACAAAGCAAAACTCAGCCGTAAAAATTTATTCATTAGAGATGGTTATCATTGTCAGTATTGCAATGTTAAATTTTATCATCATGAATTGACATTTGATCATGTTGTGCCACGTAGTTACGGCGGGAAAAGCACCTGGGATAATATGGTTGCCGCATGCAAACACTGCAACTGGAAAAAAAGCAATAGACGAGACGTTTTTCCAATCAGAAAGCCCTATACACCTACTTGGAGAGAGATTTATAACCAGAGTAAGTGTTACAGAATAACGATTCCTGACCCAGCATGGCAGGAATTCTTAGATTGGCCGGAAGATTTACTGGATATTAAAACGCCAGTTTATTAAACTAATAAATAGTTGTATGGCAACATTTATTGGTTATAGTACAGTTGATAGAAGATTTGGTAACTTTACACTTAAAGATGTAGAGTTAGCCAAACGTGATCTATTAAATCATTTTTATACACGAAAAGGTGAACGTCTTGGTGAGCCAGAATTTGGCAGTATCATCCAGGACTTGGTCTTTGAGCCATTGGATGATCGCACAGTTAATGCAGTAGAAGATGATGTTAGGGATGTTGTGGCAAACGATCCTAGATGGATTTTAAATACCCTAAACATTAATACTGGACAGCATACTATTGAATGTATTTTAAGTTTAACATACAGACCAGATAGTACAGCTGAAGAACTTTACCTAAAATTCACAGCGGAAGAAGAAGAGGAAGAAGATGGCACAGAGCGTTAGACAACGAAATCTGTTTGCAGCTGAAGACTTTACTGTTGTTTACGACAGTTTCAAGCAAGCAAACTTTAAAGCCTATGACTATGATAGTATTCGTAGTGCAATGGTGGATTACATCAGAGATAATTATCCAGAAAACTTTAATGACTGGATCAGTTCAAGTGAATTTGTTGCACTTATTGAACTCATTGCATTTATGGGCCACAACATTGCATTCCGCACAGATTTAGCAAGCCGTGAGAACTTCCTAAGTACAGCAGAGCGCCGTGCCAGCGTGTTGCGTATTGCAGACTTTCTAGGTTATAAACCAACACGTGCATTACCTGCACGTGGATTATTAAAAATTAGCACAGTAAAAACCACTCAAAATGTTTATGACATCAATGGTGAGAGCTTAAAAAATCAGGAAATTGATTTTAACAGTGACCAAGATCCAAACAGTTATCAAAACTTCTTGTTAGTATTAAACGAGATTTTTCAATCTACCAACAAGTTTGGTAGACCAAAATCCAGTGCAGATATATCTGGAGTGAAGACTGAAGTATATGGTACGAATATTGCTGATAAATCAATTACGTTTCCATTTAGAGGAACAGTTAACGGACAATCACAAGATTTTGAAGTTGTAAACAACTACATTAATCAAGATAATATCCTGGAAGAACAGTCACCAAATCCAGGTAGTAGTTTTAATATTATATACAGAAACGACAATCAGGGTATTGGCAGTAACAACACTGGTTTCTTTGTAGGATTTAAACAAGGTGAACTAAAGTCTACAGACTATACAGCAGATAGTGCTATTAGTAATTTGAGTTTATCTATATCAAGTACAAATATTAATGAACTTGATGTATGGGTACAAAATATTAATGAAAATGGTTCAGTAATACAAAACTGGACTAAAGTAGATACTACGTTTGGTGTTAATGCTATTTTTAATAGTATACAGAACCGTAACCGTACACTCTATAGTCTGCGTACATTAGATAATGACAATGTAAGTATTGAATTTGGCGACGGTGTATTTACAGACATTCCACGTGGGTTGTTACGTATCTGGTATCGTGAAAGTTTAAACCAGAGCTATACTCTTAATACAGATGATATTGGTACTATACAGTTTAACTTTAAGTACAGCGCAAAAGACGGCAACGAATACCAGGCTGTCTTTAGTGCGCAACTTATGGAGCCTGTTGCTAATGCAAGCAGTAGAGAAAGCGTATTAAGTGTAAAAACAAATGCTGGCCGTGTATTTGCGGCGCAAGACCGTATGGTAACTGCTGAAGACTACAGCATTTATCCACTCACAGTCAGCAATAATGTTCGTAAAATTAAAAGTGTAAACCGTACGCATAGTGGTCACAGTCGTTTTATTGATATCAATGATCCAACAGCACAATATCAAAATGTTAATATGATTGCTGAAGATGGATACATTTATAGTGAAAGTGTTCTTAACCGTGTTAGTTGTAGTTTGCCTACAAATTTAACTGAAGAACAAATTTTTGATGTTTATATTAAAGAACTAATACAAAATCCAGAAACATTAAACTTCTTTTACCAGAACTACTCGCCAGTTAGTGTTGGTTT